ATTGAAGACGGCGATGGCTTCCGATGCTGGCAATGAAACTACTTATAAGGTGTCCAAGAATCATCTGTTTGGTGTGGGTGACTTCGTGACGATTGGTGGAGCTTTGACAGGCGCGTCCGATAAGATCACGGCTATTGATAAGAGTAATGCGGAGTTTGATACGATCACGTTGGAAGCGACTATCGGTGCTGCCGCAAAAGGTCAGGTATTGGTTCAGGCTAAAGACAAACAGGCTGCGAAAGCCGCCAAGTTGCCTTATGATGGCGAATTGGTTGTCACGATGAATAAAGTCGACTTGACTGTTGCCAACCAGCAGTCTGGGTTATTGGTAAGAGGTACGGTAAACGAATCCTGTATGCCGTTCCCGGTAGATAAGGACTTGAAGGCATTAATGTCGTTTATCCGTTTTGTGTAATCCATTAAAATCAGATATATGGAAAGAAGTTTAATTAAGCAAGTGAATAAAAAGAATATGGCGGCCCGTTTGAATACCCGTCATGTGAAACCGGTTGTCTTCCCGAACTTCTTCGGGGTGAAAAGAAAGACCTCGTTGAAGTGGGAGACTCTGACCGGAGAGAAAGGCGCTCCGGTAATGGCAGACGTGATCTCTTTCGACGCTTCCGCACCGCAGAAGACCCGTGAGGTGATCAGCAAGCTGTCCGGCGATATCCCGAAGACAGCCGTCAAGCGTGGCATGAACGAGAGCGATTACAACGAGTACAAGCAATTGGAACGTGACGCGCAAGGTGACGCGGACCAGTTGGCATTGTTGAATCTGGGTTTCAAGGATCAGGATTTCGTGTATAACTCCGTTCGTGCCCGTTTCGAATGGTGGTGTATGCAGCTCATGAGCCGTGCGGGTTTCCATTTGTCGGCAAAGAACAATGGCGGTGTCGTTACGGCTGAGTTTGTCGGTTGCGGTATGCCGAAGAAGAACCAGCGTAAATCTACTACGGACTGGAGTAACGCTACAACGGCCAATGGATTGCAGGATATTGAGGATACGGTTGTGGCCGCTTCTGCCGAAGGGGTGACGATCCGTTACGTTGTAATGCATGTGGCTGATTTCTCTTTGCTAAAGAAACAGAAATCCACGTTCGACACGTTAAAGGCATGGGTTAATTCGTCCTCCAAGATATTGGTGACAAAGAATCTCATCAACGAGTATCTGGCCGAGCAGGAGATCCCGGTGAAGATCATTACCGTGAACCCGGCTGTCCGTATCGAGGATAGTGCCCATCGTCGTAAGACGATCAATCCTTGGGAGCGTAAGCGTGTATGCTTCTTGGAGGATTTGAAGGTGGGTGACATTCAGCATGGGCCGATCGCCGCCGAGTCTTCCGCTACCTTGCAGAAAATCGCTCTCATGGTTAAGCAGGATTGGATCTTGGTAACCAAATGGTCTGAGCTGGAACCGTTCAAGGAATGGACGAAAGCGGAAGCGAACGCTATTCCTGTCGTGAATGATCCGGATGCCATGTTCATCATGAAAGTGGATGGGAAGGATTGGAACGCTTCCGAGGATACCGAGGGTACGGATGATATCCCGGCGACATTCTTGGGTGAAACCGTCGAACCGGAGGATCAAACGATTCAGGATACTGAAAACGGAGAATAACAATCATGGCTAAGACGATTCGAGATACGATACTCGCTTATCCCGGTCTGGCTGACTGTGAAGATTTTTTGGATAACGTCGTTTTGCCGGGACGCGGTTTTGAAGGTACAGAAGATAGTAAGACGATCGATATCCAAAAACAAAAGCTGGTGGCCGCCGACCTTTATTCCATGGTTGGCGGTCTGCCGGATTTCACGGAAAACAAGCTCTCCATCACGTATCCCCGTGCATGGTATGACGCTACGGCGAAACGACTATACCGGGAGGGAGGAGAACCGGAGAAAGCGGAATTGATAGGCAATAAGATCGAGGTACCCAAAGGAAGGGCGAGAAACAGATGGTAAAGCGATATTCACATACAGCGATAGTGACGATTCAATCCTGCCAATTAGTCAAAGGGGAATGGGTTGCCGGTAAACCGACGGAAATAGAGGTCACCGGGCAATACTACCCGTCCAATAGTGGACAGCAGTTGAAGAGGAATGCTGATGGGAAGGAATTTATCGTACACGGTGAGTTCTCGACCAAGGCCCGTCCTGTGGAAAACGCAAAGCATATCCGGATTGACAGTATCGTTCTCGATGTGGATATCATTAGCTGGGAACCGTTTCAGACTCACTCTGTAATCTATGTGTAGCTTATGGCAAGGAAAGGTGGTTTGACTCCGATGTGGAGTGATAGGGAAGTAGGGCGTTGGTTCGATTACTATGTGGATCGGGCGGAAGAGAGGATATACAAGTTATTGCAACGTGCCGGGGAAGAGTTCGTGAAGATCGCTCGAAAAAAAGGGAACTATCAGAATCATACCGGTAACCTCCGTAGCTCAATCGGTTATGTGATCGTTAAGGATGGCGATATATTGACCGAGAACTATGAGCAATCCACGGAAGGAACGGATAAACAGACCGGTATCAGGGAAGCGAAACGTTTGGTTTCCGAGCTGATCCCTCTTTATAAAAGGGGCTGGGTATTGATTGGTGTAGCCGCTATGCCTTATGCCAAGTATGTGGAAGCAATCGAAAATCTGGATGTTATCTCCGTTGCCACGGAACATGCCGAGGATTGGATCAAGAAACAGAGTCGAACGTTATTTGATAAACTCGCTGAGAAAGGATATTGAACATGGCAGATCAGTTTGATATAGTGGATATCGTATATAATGCGGTTGAGCCGGCGAGTACGGGCTTTATCCTGTATAAGGATCAATCCGGCGATGGCGAGAAAAGAAATCATATCACGATCCGCTCTCTGGCCTTGAATGGGAAAGATTATGTCAACAAGGGATCGATAAATATCAATATCTTCGTCAAGAGACCCTCGAAAGGCGTATCGGATCGACAGTTGATGATAGAGACCGTACGAGGCGTGAGGTTCGTGTTGCGGGATATCAAGCCGCCGTTGGGGATGTATTGGAAATCTCGGATCGTCTGGTCTGAGCCTATGGGCGAGGCCAAGGATGGCTTCGATTGTACGAATATTAGATTAGAGGTTATAACAGAATTAGATTAGTGATATGGAAAGAAGTTTAGCGCTGGATGTGGCGTATTTAGGAGTTGCGGAACCCGGGGATGGCGTGGCCGGTACCGAGTTCACCCAATGCGTTGACGTGGATACGGTGACGTTCAATTTCTCGGACGCCAAGGAGCTTAGTTTTACGTCCATGGGACATGAGGATCCTTGGGCGGTGGTGAGTCGGAAAGGAGATCCTTCCAGTATAGAGTTCACTATCCCTTCTCCCACGAGCGACGAGATGAAAATGTTTTGCGGGGGAACCGTTTCCGGTGATAAATGGGAGGCTCCCTTGTCTACGCCCTCGATATTGAAGACGATCAGGCTACAGAGCCTACCGTACCAAGGTAAGTTCACGGAATATGTCTTTGTCAAGTGCTCTGTGTTCGGGAAGATCAGCCAAGCCCCGGATAAGGAGAATTGCGATCTCTTATTGGTAAAGGCCACGATCATGACACCGGTATCGGCGGCCGGCAAACAAGCGTCCCCGTATAGCAGGGCGGTGAAGGCCGTGTCGGAAGACACGGAATGATGTTTTTTGTTTAGGTTGTCTAGAGCCTCGGTTTTTGCCGGGGCTCTTATATTTTAAGGGAAAATGACTATGAATGCGGAAGGAATTAGAGAGATTGCTAAAATGCAATGTTCGATTGATGGTTATTCATATTTTCTTAAAAACTTATATCTAAAATTGATTAATCCCAATAAGGAAATAGATTGTGTTTCTTCTGGTGATGATATTCGTGACGCTATTTGGCAGGAGGTTGAGAAATTACAAAATCGATTAAAAGACTATGAGCGTAAAGCGAGCACTACAGATTGAGAGCGACGTGGTGACAAGTCGGTCAGTCGTGATTCCTTTCGAGTTCAAGCCGGAGACGATCCCGGCGGGTAAGAACGTTGGTGATAGTATCGTTATCACCCCGATCACGGTAAGGACCGGGTTTAGGATACGGCCGTTACTCTTGCGGATTGACAAGGCGGACAAGGATGCTATCGTGGCTCATAAGGATGTTACGTTTGATAGTGTACTGTCGGAGTTGATGGCGAAATATGACGAGTTGATCTTTGAGATCGTATGTTTGGGTATCCATAACAAGAAAGGGGACATGCCCGCTTGGTTCCGGGAGGTATTGAAGGATAATTGTACATGGGAAGACCTGTATATCCTTTTGAACGCTATTCTCTTTCGTCTGGGTTGTAACCCTTTTTCTCGTACTATCATAGCATTGGAAGCTGTGAGCCCGTTAAGCGAAGAGGAGATAATAGCCCTTCAAGAAAACAACGAGACTTGGGTAGGTCGGAGCCGGTGACGCAAAGTAGCTTCATGTTCCTTGTACTATGTAACGAGGCGTTCGGGTATACGCATGAGCGGACATTGGACAGCGATCTGGCGCTTGTCATGTCCATGCTACGGGAACATGGTTACTTGGTGAACGACCGGAACAAATCACTGCTCGTGGACGATGATGAATCCGGGGATAATCATGGCGAGTGGGTCGAGGTAATCGATTTCGATACGGGAAAAAAGAAAAGGGTTCGAAGAATGAGCCCGGTATGATATATATTACTTTGCGTAGAGAACGTTTGTCATAGTGATTTTGGTTGTAAAAAAACCGACGAACCGTGAGGCTGGTCGGTTTTTGTTCTCTGTAAATGTGTCAAGATCTTCAGAGTGTCTGCTCGATAACCAGAGCGGTGTCTTCTAGCGAAAAGTAATTGGGTAACGCTCCGGATGGATTATGCTGTCAATCTCAAGATCCACATCAATTGCGTCCCAACGCAACGAATCCTCGTCCGGCATGGTCACGTCCAATACATCCGATACTTTTGCATTTCTGAACCAAGGGTATCTGTCATACGATAGATAATATTCCTTCCCTCCTACGAAAAGGAGGATACCGCGTGCATTAATCATTGTTACTCCCACAGGGGGTGTTCCATTCATTTTTTTATTATATCGAGGCCGGACAAGCTGCATGAGAATATTCGTTGATATCTATAAGATGGATATTCAAAACATCTTCAATATCAAAAAGAGTGCTGGTTGTAAAGTTGTGGTCTCCTCTTAACCATTTGGATATCTCAGAGGGACGTTTACACATTTTCTCGGCAAATTCCTTTTGGGATAGACCTTTCCTTTTGATACCTTCTGCAATTTTTACAGCAAGCATCATACGTCTTTCCATGTTCTTAGCTCTTTTCTTATCTATATTGCTAAGTACAGTGTCTAAAATAGATGTGTTATTCATATTTATTCCTCCTTCAATTTTAAATTACCTAAGAAAAAACCGTTATCATCGAGATGTATATCCTTGTTTTTGATGGCTTCTGATATGATTCTGGATATTCGAACCACTGTTTCAGCTTCTTTTTTTAAGGAAGAACTTTCTTGATAAGCTCTAATGTTTTTGGGCTTATATCCTCCACCTCCAACAATGATAGCAACGTTAGCAAATCGAATACAATAGATTCTTAATTTTTTGTCAGGACTATCAAATAGAGCGCAAACACCATCTCCCGGTTTCCCTTCATTTAGCTTGAAAAAGTGTTCGGCTGCCCCCGTTTTTGTAGCCATAATTTTCAACTTATATACGATATCTTCTATTTCGGTTGGATATCCAGAATAGTTGTTCTGAAGAAATTGTTCAAAAACGCTCTGATCCTCTTGATTGAGAATGACAGAATATATTTGAGTCTTCTTTCCTGACAGTTGCTTTATTTTGACAATCTCAAGTTCCACGATGAATTTTTCCTTTTTACAAAAAAACGAAGAAAAAGCGACAAGGCAAAAGAAAATGTCGAAAAAGATAACTTATAAGTGAATTTTTAACGGTTGACAGTCTCACATGAAAGGCTATCCTATATTTTACCATAAACGCATTATGGGAATCAGAAATAGGGATGGAGCCTTATTTATGGCTACTGGTCTTGATAACTCCGGCATGTACGAGGGAACACGGGAAGCGATGGGAATTATCAAGACCTTGGCCGGTGAGATCACGTCTTTTGACGTATTCGGTGGTATCGGTATCAGTGCGGCGACGGCGTTCGCCAAGGCCGCGAAGAGCTCATACGACTTCGAGAAGGAGTTCCGGAAGAACATGCTGGAAGTAGCGACCATTTCCACGCAGGTAACGGATGATATGACCGGTTTCATGAATCAGGTTATGTCCATAACCCAAGAGATACCGATCAAGGCTCCGGAGGCCGCCAAGGCGTTATATAGCATTGTCTCCGCCGGACATGACGGGGCGGATGGTATGAAGATCCTAGAAGTTTCGGCTAAAGCTGCCGTGGGAGGACTTACGGAAACCGAGACGGCAGCCGATGCCATTACAACGATCCTGAATGCTTATAAGATGTCTGCGGAGGAAGCCGGTACGGTCTCGGACCAGCTTTTTACAACCGTCCGGTTGGGTAAGACTACATTTGGCGAATTGGGAGCCTCTATAGCCCAAGTTGCTCCTATTGCGGCTGCGTATGGGATTAGTATCGACCAAGTGTTGGGTGCTGTCGCTTCATTGACCAAGCAAGGAACGCCGACGGCGCAGGCTATGACACAGATCCGTGCCGCTATCCAAGGAACCGCCGGAGAACTTGGAGACGCCGCTTTCCAAGGTCGTACTTTCCAAGAGGCATTACAATTGATTTATGAGAAGGCTGGTGGTTCCGCTTCCAAGATGAAGGAAATGCTTGGCACGGATGAAGGCCTGGCCGCTACACTGGCTTTGACTGGAAAGAATGCAAAGGCGGCAGCAAATGATTTGGGAGAGTTGCAGGGCTCCTTGGGTGCGACAGAGGCTGCGTTTGAGAAGATGGCTGACGCCGCCGATAATCAGCTCACGTTGTTGGCGAATAATGTACAGGCTTATTTGCGCCCAATGGGAGAGAGGATATTGAAAGAGGTGTCAGATATCGCCAAGGCGTTTAATGAGGCTTTTGAGAACAATGATATCGAGGGGACGATATCGAGGGTTGAGGCATTGGTGAAAAATGCGGCGGGAGCGTTTCTTTCTTATAAAACAGCTATTTTGTTGGTTCAAGTGGCGCAACGATCTTATATCAAGACATCAGCTTTGAGCAGACTGGCGACGATTCAGCATACGACCGCAACTGCGCTGCTTACAGGTGCTTTGAAAAAACAGGCTGTCGCAATGTTGGCCGCCGGAAAAGCTGCCCTTGCGAATCCGTATGTCTTGGCCGTGGCGGGTGTTACGGCCCTTGGGTATGCGATCTTCAAGCTCGCGACACAGGCGACGGCATCAGAGAAGGCGTTGGATTCCCATAACAAGAGGGTCGCAGAGATGAAGGACTGGATAGAAGGCATGAGATCTCAAACGGATGAACTATTGAATGCTTTACGCGACGATAACAAGTCCATGTTACAGAAAGTGGAGGCATACGAGAAATTACAAGCCCTCTATCCGGATGAACTGAAAAATCTATCCTTGCAAAAGTTTATGTTGATGGATATGACGGAGGCTAATAAGATGCTTTCTAAATCGATAGATGAGCGAACCATGGCCCAACAGCGCGCTACCGTAAACTCCATAGAGGATGAAATTGCAAAAAATAACCATCGAATCTCCCAGCTAGACAAGAAAAGTTGGATTGATACCAGCTTTTCGGAGGCATTTGAGTTACGTCGTTTACGAAAACGGAACGAGCAGTTGAAGATTGAGCATGATAAAGCGGTTGAGATAGTCGTACAAGGATTGAAGGCTCGTACGAAGGCGGAGGCGTTAGCTAGTAGCCAACAAGAGGAGGAAAAGGCGAAAATAGCTACACCTATTGATAAAAAGGAACTAGAAAAGCGAAAAAAGCTTCAAGACGAACTCCTATCCCTCCGCCGGCAGAACCAGCAATCCGAGATCGATCTGATGAAAGAAGGCTCCGCAAAGAAGATCGCCCAGATAAACCTAGACTATGACAATGAGATCGCCGCCATACTTACCAAGGAAAAAGAGTGGAAAGACGCTCAAGGCGGCAAACTGACTAAGGAACAGACCGTGGAGATTCGTACAGCCTTGGTGAACTCATACGTCAAACGGGAGCGATCGACCTCTAATGTGAATAAGGAACAACTGGAGGAAGAGAAACGTGCCATGAACGAGTATCTGAAAGAATACGGTTCTTATCTTGATAAGAGAGATGCTATCACGGCTCTTTATAACGAGAAGATAGCCAAGGCTACGACGGAAGGCGAGCGTAAGTCCCTTTCCGAGGCCATGAAAAGGGAACTGTCTGATCTCGACATAGAGGCGAGCAAGACGACTTCCGCTATCAGTCGGTTGTTCGGTGACATGAAAGACAAGACCCTCTCTGAGTTGGAGGCCATCAACCGGAAGGGGCGTGAAGCCTTGGAGTTCTTGAAAAGCGGTGTCTGGGATGAGAGCAAGGGCAAGGATTTCGGTATCACGAAAGAGACGTTTGAACTGTGGAGTAAATCACCCGATAAACTAAAAGATATCTCGGACGCGCTCAAGGAGAACAAGGAAGCCGCGGACAAGTTGCGCCCGGCATACGAGAAGGTCGCCAAAGGTCTGAAAGGCGTATTTGAGGCTGGTAACGATACGAAAAAGCTGCGACAGGCAATTGACGATATAGAGGAAGGGCTTGGCGAAATCATGCGGTCCGGGCAATTCCTCTCTGATACTTTCTCGAAACTCGGGGATTCGTTCGGTGGTGCGTTCGGTGAGATAGCCGAAGGCTTGAATGTGGCCATGGACGCGGTCAATTCCGCCATGGACGGGGCGAAAGCCGGCGCGATGTTCGGGCCGATCGGTGCGTCTGCCGGTGCCGCTATCGGGGTGGTCACATCCCTTGCCTCCTCTATCGCCAAGATCCATGACAAGAAGAACGAGAGTCATATCCAGCGTTTGCAGGATCAGATCGACACGTTGGACAAGTCGTACGATAAGCTGGGCAGGTCCATCGAGAAAGCCTATTCCAAGGATGCCTCCAAGCTTATCGACCAGCAGAATAAGCTATTGGAACAGCAAAAAGTGCTTATCCAAAACCAGATCAAGGAGGAGGAGGACAAGAAGAAAACCGACAATGACCGCATCAAGGAGTGGCGGGACCAGATAGACGAGATCAATAACACCATAGCGGATAATAAGGAGGCCGGCAAGGACGCCATTTTCGGTAGTGACATAAAATCGGCGATCGACGATTTCGCCAACGCTTACGCCGACGCGTGGGCCGCCGGGGAGGACAAGGCGCGATCGGCCAAGGATCTCGTGAGGAAGATGATAAGGAACATGGTCACGGAGTCGATCAAGGCCGCCGCGTCCGATCCCATGAAAGAGATCCGGGAGAAGCTGCTCGAGTTCTGGTCCGACGATTATATCAGCGACTGGGAACAGGATTATCTGGATCGGAAGGCGCAGGAGCTGGCCGACGACCTCGACCGTAAGTTTGGTTGGGCCGACAAATATTTCAATACCGGTAACGCGGTAGAGGAGGACGACGGGCGTACGGCCTCGTCCAAAGGTGTTGGTTCCATCTCCCAGGACTCCGCGGATGTTATAGACGGTAAGATGTCGACCCAACTTATATTTTTAGATAGGACGTTGGTGCAAGTGACGGGTATAGCCGACCAGATGCGCTTCATATATGACCTCCAGACAAGGGGATGGAAGAACGTGGAGGCGATCAAGGATCTGTCTGGGAAGGTGTCGGAGAACACGGCCAAGGTAGCTGAGATCTCCGGGCGTATAGAGGCCCTATCCGAGAAGATAGAGGCGAATACCAAGTCGGCGGCCTCCGGTATAAAGACTATTAACGACAAGGGTATATTAATGAGATCAAGATAATGATGGAGACGGTTAACGACATAATCAAATCGGCCCTCTCGCTTGGGGCGTGCAGTGGTTCTAACGGGGTGACGGACTGGAGAAGCCTCGTGTGGCTGTTCTTCAGCCCGCAGGGGCGTGAGTTTTGCGCGGAGAATGATTTCCCGTCGTTAGACATGTTCCGTGGCATGGCCGGTCACGTGATGCCCTACGGGGTGTACGTTGACTCCGGCCACGTGGACGTAACCAATCCCGGCAATATCGCCGTGATAGGTGATACGGATGCGGTGATAACGATAGACGATAACGAGCGTGTTCACAAGGTGATCCTCATGCACGGCGGCAAGGCTAGGGTCGTGGCGAGCGACTACGCCGTGATCCTGCTGGTGAATATCGGGGGAGAGGTTGAGATAAACAAGGATAATACCGTGGTGATCTTATGAGGGGTGAGTTATACATAGACGGCAAGGACGCCTACACCGATTTCGGCGTATGGATCACGGAGGGAGGTTACGACGGCCTTCTCCCGTTCCCCGAGCTGGTGGAACCGGATAGGAACGACTGGCCGGACGAGGACGGCATAGAGCCGGACTTGGAAAAGCCCACCTTGAAACCACGGGAGCTCAACATCACGTTCGTCCGCAGCGTGGACGGAAGATCCACCGGTGCTCTTGTCGAGTACCTATCGAAGCCCGGGTATCACCTCTTCCGTATCCCCTCGTTGGGCAGGGAGTGGAGCTTGCGACTCATCCAGAGCCCGGCGTATGAGGATTGGGACACGTTGGAGGCCTTCACGTTACGGTTCGCCGAGGATCAGCCCGTAAGACCCTCGTTCATGGCGATCCCGGAGGGTAGAGCGTATGTTCCTCCATCCGAGTACGAGCTGGACGGCGTACCCTTGGATCGATACGGCGTGATGGTGACGGAGGGCCGGGACGAGATCATGAGATCTCCGACCGTGAAGACTAACCTGTCCCGTACGGTACTGGACGTTGACGGTAGGATCTACGATGCCGGCAAGGTGGTGTATAATAGCAAGGAGGTCACTCTTAAATGCTGTCTCATCGCCGGCTCAATGACGACATTCTGGAGTTGTTACGACGCCCTGTTGGATGCCTTGATCCAGCCGGGCGAGCGTTCGCTGTACGTGGATTACAACGTGGAGGAATACCCTTGCTACTACAAGAGGACATCCGGATGGAAGCTTGAGAGCCTCCGGGGGCGTGTGGTGGTGACATTCAACCTCACGCTGGAGTTCACGGTGTTCCGGATGGATGGTGTCGATTACCTGCTGGCTACCGAGGCCGGGGAACTGGTGGTCACGGAGGACGGGGAGTATTACATAGACTTGAACATATATGCCTAAAAAGAAGAAGAAAATATCGGAACTTGCGTTGGCTGACAGCCTTACCGGTCTGTACACGATCGGTTGCAAGATCATAGACGGCATACAAACCAGCGTGAAGGTGAGCCTCGGAACCATCCAGACGGCTTACGAGAACATGCTTACGGAGATCTCCAACGCCCGTGCCGCTACCAAGGCGGCCAATACGGCGGCGAGCAATGCCAACACCGCCAAGCTGAACGCCGAGGCGGCCACGTCCAAGGCCAATACGGCCACGGCGAACGCCATCACCGCGACGAACGAGGCGAAAGCGGCCACCACCAACGCTACCGCCGCCGCCACGAAGGCGAACACGGCGGCCACGAACGCCGATAACGCGCGTGTAGGCTTGGAGACCTTGAAAGCGAACACCGAGAAGGCGACGCAAGCCGCCAACACTGCGGCGAGTCTCGCCAACGATAAGGCCGTTTACGCCAACACGCAGGGTAACTTCGCCAAGACACAGGGTGACCGCGCGCAGGAGCTGGCCGACCACCCATGGAAGGTTGGCGATAACGGCAACTGGTGGAAATGGGATCTGGATGGGGACAGGTATGTCGATACGGGCATCCTCGCGAAGGGAGGCGTTTTATACCCGACCTTCACGATCAACCCCGCCGACATGACGCTGGTGATGTCCTACGAGGACGAGGTGTCACCAAACCTTGTCAAGCTCAACCAAGAGACCGGTGAGCTGTATTTGAACGTATGACCAAGAAAAGGAAGGAGGAATATATAATGAGTCAGATAGTATTGGGGAAGGTGGCGTTCGTCGATAAGGGCGTTTATGCCACGGCGAGTACGTATAACACCTTCGATTTCGTCGTCACGGATGATAGCTGCTACCTCTGTGTCAAGGACGGAAACAAGAACCACCCCTTGACCGATACGGCTTGGTGGAAATGTATCGCCCGTGGTACGCAGGCCACGGAGGCGGCCCAGACGGCCTTGGCCGAGGCGAACAAGGCCCTCGAGGCCACGAGGAACGCCCTCTCGGCGGCCGGCTTGGCCAACGCCAACGCGCGGGAGGCGAAGAGACAGGCCGACTTGGCCGGTCAAGCCTCCGATGATGCCCTTGCCGCCGCAGTCGATGCCGAGGCCATGATCTCCGAGGGCAAGGCGCAGATAGCGTCGATGAGAGCCGCCGAGCAATCGTTGATGAGCCAGGCGTTATTGGCCCCCACGAGGATGGAGTTGGGATACGTCAAGAGGATAACGTTGGGGAATACGGTCGCCCAGAGGATTGCCGTGAGTCTGTTCCCGGCCTATGTCCTTCCGAACGTGATCTTTCAGCAAGCGTTTTATTCCGGGGATGCCCTGTATGTGGACCCACATGGGAACTTGACCGTGCGTAAGACAGGCACGGCCACGATCCACGTTATCCCGGCGCAGAACACCTCGTTAGCCCAAACGATAGAGATCGAGGTCACGGCCCCGGTTATCCGCAAGGCCGGTAGCGTGATGAGATTTTTATCCGGTAACCGGATACGAAAGGTATAATTGTCTAACATTTTAATATACAGAATCATGTCATTAACAACAGCAGAGGAGGAGAAGGTACGCGCTATCATCACGGCCTTCGATAACGGCAAGACAATCGACCAGCTGCCCTTGGCCGACACGAACCAGCCCTCCAAGTATTTGATCGAGGGAGTGTCCAAGGAAACGGGCGAGTCGGTTAAGATCCCTTTCGCCGACGCGGTATCGATCGTGAACAAGCACGTCGCTATCCGTCGCTGGAAACGTGGTCAGGGCACGCCAGTCGGCGAGGCTTACGGTAATATCGATTTCCTGCGGGATCTTCCCTCCGTGATCGGTCTGGGCTGCTACCTCGTGTCCGTTGACCGTAGCCGGCGTAAGCTTGACCCGACGAACCACCGTCGTTTCGCCGACGGCAGTCCCGCTGCCTTGGACGGCACGATGGGCGATTACCTGTGGTGCTGGAACGCCCACTACTACTCTTGGTGGGTTGACTCCACCTATTATTACGAGGCTGTCAGCCCGACCCCGATCGAGGGTCATTTGAACTATTACATCCCGGCCGGGGGTACGTCGGCCTTGGGAGCCGGCGTCATGGACCGTACGAGCGGCACGTTGGTCTCCGTCGTCAGTGACGATCCCCGTTATCGTGGCGGGAACAACGACGCGACGAGGGACGGGAAGCACAACACGCAGCTAGGCATGGTTGCCACGAACATGAACGCCGCGGCTTTCGGCACGGCCGCCCGCAAGAAGGGTGAGGGCTGGGAATCCGGCTGGTTCGTCGCGAACAGCGTCGTCGGTTATCTCTACCGCCTTATCATGGGTACCCGTGATTGCCAGTCCGCGTTGAACCCGGTAAAGGACTCCAATGGCCTATATCAGGGCGGTACCGGTAAGGGAGTTACGGAATGGTCTTGGGATCCTTGGTCGAGCCATAACGGTGGTTATCCGATTATTCCGACGAGCGTAGGGATCGAGTTGGGGGACTCGGTCGGCGTGAGCGACTACGCCGTGAAGGGCTCGGACGGTGGTACCGTCCACCAAGCGCACGTCCCTTGCTTCCTCGGCTTGAAGAACTTCTACGGACATATCGGTCTGATCGAGCGTGGCTCCTTGATAAACAAGCTGTCCGACGGTAGCGGAGATTATTATGTCGCCCCGTCCCTTTACTCGGCTTTCAACATCAACTCGATCGAGGGTCTGATAAAGGCCGCGAGGGTTCCTAAGAACGATCCCAGTGGCTGGAAATATATCACTGAGCTCAGTATGCAGAACCTATGCTCCGCCCCGACTGTCGCCTCCGGCAGCTCCAGTACCTATTATTGCGACGGTTGGTATAACGACAACGCTATTTCCGGCCTTCGCTGTCCGTTCCGTCGTGGTCATGCGTACAACGGTGCTTCTGCTGGCTTGGCGTGCCTCGATGGTAACAGTGCGGTCTCGAGCGCTAACGTGTACTGGTCGTCGCCCCTCTGCTATTTTGCAGAGGACGTAAGCCCCGTGCCCGTGCAGTACTAGCGTTCATTGTGTTCGGGTGTCCATCGTGTCCATTAGGGTGCGAAGCGCCCGAGCACCCAAGGCACGTAAGTGCCGCGTCTTAGTTCTTTGACATGTTGTTTCCGTTCCTGTTTTATTTTTCCCGCCGTAAGGCGGTCGCACTTGAAAAATTAAATATTACATTTGTGCCGCCTATTGATTGGGCGGGTTGTCTTCTCTGACGTCCTGTTCCGGCCTTCGCTGTCCGTTCCGTCGTGGTCATGCGAACAACGGTGCTAATGCTGGCTTAGCGTACCTCAATGGTAACAATGCGGTCTCGAACGCTAACGTGAACTGGTCGTCGCCCCTAGGATACGCCGCTGATTTATTCAGTAAGAAGAAGTGGAGGAGAGACCCTGTCACTGGACAAAAAATCAAGGCTAAGGGTATAGTCCCGGTAGGTTGATAAACCGACGGCTCATGACCTGATGGCGATTGCAGACACTGGACACTAAAAGACACTTGGGACACCATGAGGAGAAAAGGTGACTTTTCCGGGGATATAGCCCGGAAAGAAAACTATTACAAGGCTTTTGATCATGCCAGCAAGAACAAGCATGGCAAAAAGGCCATAACAAAGTTCGAGGCGGACTTGGAAAAGAACCTTTCCGATCTCCTATACTCTTTTGAAAACGGGACGTTCGTAACCTCCCCGTATCGTTTCATGACCGTCCATGAGCCGAAAAAACGTCTTATCGGGATGCTCCCTTTTCCGGATCATGTCCAGCACTGGGCGATGCTCAATGAGGTGGAGGATTATTTTACGAGATCCTTCTCCGCGTATACCTACGGAGGGGTGAGAGGACGCGGTCCCCACGCCTACATGAGGATGATCCGGAAGGTCTTAAGAAAATATCCGGAACGTACCACCGACTATCTCCTGTGCGATATCCACCACTTCTATCCGACCGTCAATCACCCGGTACTGAAAAGCCAGCTCAGGACACGTATCAAGGATAATCATTTATTGCGAAGGCTTGATGAGATCATTGACAGCGTCGAGGGGGATACCGGTATGTTTCCCGGCACGAAGCTGGCGCAGTTCTTCTCGCTTGTCTATCTTTATCTTTTCGATCACGATTTGAAGCGGTGCTTCCATGTCGGGGAATGCCCTGCTTTGGTTGAGTACTACACGAAAAGGTATATCGAGGAAAGTATCGCAACGGCCAAAACAGAACATGATTATGAGGAGTTATCCAAAGGGATCCAATATCTCTCGGACAGGTTTAAGGGATATCTGAACCGTCTGGATTTCTGCTACCGTCTCGCCGATGATGTCCTGATACTGCATGAGGACACCGTATTCTTGCACCTTGTCATCGAGTGGATCGGTCTTTATTACGCTAACGAGCTTAGGATCGGTCTTAACCCGAGATGGAAGATCGGGCACGTGACGGACGGTGTCGATACGGGGGGATACGTGCATTTCCCGGATCACGTCCGTGTCCGGAAACGTAACAAGGTGGCTCTCTGCCGCCAGATAGCGAGATTGAGAAAGAAGGGTTTGCCGGACGAGGAGATAAGGAAGAGGGCCTCTTCCCGTATAGGCTTCATTCAACACGCTGATACGAGTAATCTATTAAATAAATTAGGAATGGAAACACCAAGGAAAAGACTGGGACAGGTGATAAGGAATAAAAAAAGTCCGTGGGAGGATCTCCCGGCCGACCGGAAAATGAGATTCGAGGATATACTTTATGATACCCGGATACCGGAGGACCGGAGAGGCCCCGAGGAGGACAGGCTGATCGAGTTGATCGATTATAAGATTGAGGATAGCAAGATCGAGAGAAACGAGGACGGCACGCCAAAGAAGTGCCTCGCCATACGTTTCCGATGGAAAGGCGAGGAGCGTTACGCTTTCACCGGTTCCGCCGTCTTGATTGATCAGGCGCTCACGGACTTCTCTCACGAGGACTTGCCGGTGGATACCGTGATAAAGGTGCTCACCAACAAGTTCGGTAAGAAATTTTTCAGGTTCACTTGACCCGTAGGGATCGCTCTTGGCCGATCCTCCCGGGTCGGCTAAAAAACATTTAAATATATGGAGACAAGAGCGATTTACACGGAGAGAAAGACATTCGTAAAATACGATGACAACCATTACCTGCTATACCTGAACGAGGAGGTCCTGGAGAACCACGTTTCGGAGGGCCACGGGGGCGAACCGGAACCGGAGCCCCGCGTGGCTTACGCCTATACCGGCACGTGCGAGGATGGCGGTACGCTGATAGAGGCCGCGGATGCCACGTACGAGCGGTTCGTGTCCGGGCTCGTACGCACGAGATATTCCGCTGACAGGGTGGAGGCGATCACCCTCAATAAATTAGGTTCGGATAATGAGAGAAAGGCCGAGTTTGAGGCCGAGTTCGCCTGTCTGGAACGTTACCGTAACGACTGCAAGGCGAGGGTGCGTGCCTTGCTGGGTATGTCCGAAAGCGTCTCGAACACCCTTTAAATACCGTTCGAGATGCGTATCTATGATAAGACGGGCGAGGTATTGCTTGACATCCCGGTGGACGATGACAGCTATCGTTACCGGGCGATAGCGCAAGCGAAGAAGGTGGAGCTGCGTTACTCCCTAGTGGATCACGTGGAGCTGCCTACCGGGGCGTATATCGAGTATCAGGGGGAAAGGTACACGCTGTGGTACCCTTCGGATTTCAAGAAGGAGGGCACGAGGGTCTTCGACTATACCGTCACCTTCGGCGGCAACGAGGAGATCCTGAAAAAATATAAGTACAAGCTGTTGTCCGACAAGCCGTACAAGCTCAAGTTCGTCATGACGGCCACGCCGAGGATGTTCGTGGAGCTGCTGGTGGACAACTTGAATCTTTATGATTCCGGCTGGACGGTCGGCACGGTGATCGAGGCCCCGGAGAAACTGTTGTCGTTCAACCATGAGAAATGCTGGGCGGTCTTGGGGCGGTTCGCGCAAGAGTTCGACACGGAGCTGGAGATCGTCGGAAAGACAGTTCACTTGCGCAAGGTGGAGTACTTCAAGGATGCCCCGGTCGCTCTCAGCTATGGCAAGGGAAACGGTTTCCTTCCGGGTGTAGGTCGCGCGAACCAAGGCGATAACCTTCCCGTGGAGATATTGTACGTGCAAGGCGGTGAGCGGAATATCGATTACTCGGCCTATGGCAGCCAGACGTTATTGCTACCCAAGTCGCAGGAGCTGGAGTACCAAGGTCGACGGTACAAGACCGATAAGGACGGGATGTACGTTACCCGTGCGGACAGGCCCCTTTCTTCCCATAATGAGGACAGCTACGACGCCAGCGACATCTATCCTTCCCGTGTTGGTACGGTGAGCGAGACCGATACGGAGCCGGGCGAGGACACGGACGGGAACGATGTCACGTTCTATGATTTCTACGACTCGTCAATTCCAGATAACCTGAATCTCGAGGATTGCCTGATCGCCGGCCAGACCATGACCGTGATCTTCCAGACAGGCCGTTTGGCGGGCCGTGAGTTCGACGTAAAGTATGTACATGATGGCCGTAAGTTCGAGATCGTCTCGTCCGAGCAGGATGGCATGACGCTGCCGAACGCCTCCCTGTATCCGGAGGTTGGTGACAAGTACGCCGTCTTCAACATATCCCTTCCCGCCGCCTACGTATGCGACAACGCCACCAAGACCGGGGCGAGCTGGGACATGTTCCGGGAGGCGGTACGCTACCTCTACGAGCGTGAGGAGCGGCAATTCACGTTCAGCGGAGAGCTGGACGGCATATGGGCCAAGAAGAATTGGTTGGCGATCGGCGCCAAGCTGGTACCCGGCGGTTATGTCGATTTCAGCGATCCCCAGTTCCAGCCGGACGGTATCCTGATCCGGATCACCGGGGTGAGGGATCACATTAATAGGCCCCACAGTCCGGAGCTTGAGCTATCCAACACGCCGGTAGGCGGTTTCATGTCCGATGAGTTGGGCAAGCTGGAGAGCGAGGAGGTCGTTAATGACAAGAGGTATAAGGAGGCGTTACAGTTTACCAAGCGCCGTTACCGTGACGCTATCGAGGCGCAAGAGATGCTGGAAGTGGCCTTCGATAATTACTCCAAGGGCATAGACCCGATATGGGTACGTACCATGTCGCTCTTGGTGGGTGATGAGTCCCTGCAATTCCGTTTCGTCAACAGCAAGACCGCTCCTGTGACCGTCATGCCCGATTTCAGGTATGATGACAACACCGGGGTGTTTACCGCCCCGGCTTTGATCTTGCAGCACATGACGCTGGGCATCAGTGATATCAAGGAGTCCCATAAGCCTTCCGAATACCAGTATTGGGATATGGGGGCGTATACGAGTCCCTACTTGGGGGATTACGGGAAACTCTATCTCTATGCGAAGTGCGGCAAGAGCGGTGGGAAGGGGACGTTCGAGATGTCCGGGAGCCCTCATAAGTTCGAGGAGGATGGGTACTATTATTTCTTGACCGGTTTATTGGGCAGCCAGTTTGACGGGGCCCGTTCCTTCGTTACCGTGTACGGTTTCACGGAGATACTCCCCGGCCGGGTGACGGTGGATAGGATTGTCTCGACGGATGGTAATACCTATTTCATACTGAATAAGGGGGATGGCTCTGGCGAGTTTCATGGGCGTATGGTCTTTACCGCCGGTTCGGGGCTGAAAAACCTTGATGAGTGGCCGGAATTGGATCAGTCTATCAAGGAGGCCAAGAAATCCGTGGAGGACCTGAACTATTACGTGGACGGGGCGTTCAAGGATGGTATAGTCACGGAGACGGAGGCCGTAGCGATCGAGAAATACCTGAATACGGTCAATGTTTCCAAGGCCGAGGTCGAGGCCACTTATAAAAAATTATATGAGAATACCTATCTCTCCGGCCCGGCCAAGACCGGGCTTTTGAACGCGAAGGTGACATTGTTCGGGGCGATTGACAACCTATTGTCCTCCATCAATACCGCTATCGTTGACGGCAAGGCGACAGAGGCCGAGAAAAAAGACGTTGACGCCAAGTTCACGGCCTTCAATACCGCCATGTCCTCTTTTAACACAGCCGTAGAGGCCGCAAACAAAGCTATTCAAGATACGCTGAAAGGGTATTCAGATACAGCCATGAAAAAGGCGCAGGACGCTCTTAGCGAGGCGGAAAATGCCAGTAACGCTGCCAATAACGCCCAAGGATCGGCTAACGATGCCCAGAGCATGGCCAATGACAAGGCGAAGGTGTTCTACCAATCCACGGCTCCGAGATCGGGAATGCGGAAGAACGATCTTTGGGTAGACGGCGTGAATATCTATCGCTATAATGGTGAAGGGTGGGTTTTCGCCTCCGAGTACGACTGCACGATTACCGAGATCAATGGCGGCCTCGTGTCCACGGGGGCGATAGCGTTCGGTAATACCGGGGGCATGGCCGCTAGCGGTACCGTAAGGATATGGTCCGGCGGGAACTCCGGGGCGAACGGGGAGCCTCCCGCTTCCCCGACATTCAAGGTGCTCAGTGACGGCAAGGTATATGGCAGCAACTCCATCATGTGCATGAACCGTAATTACGAGGTCTCATGCGGTTTCGCCAGTGACGGTAATAGCGGTGGCGATATCTCGAACCTTGATCCGGGATCTGTCCGTATATGGGTCGGCAGCACTTACGAGCGAAGGGATGAAGCCCCTTTCCGGGTCGGGCTAAGCGGTTTGGTGGCCGCTAGCGGATTGATGCTCTCCAAGCGACATTATATGTATAACGGGGCGTTGGCCATCCACAACGACGGACAAGTCACGCTAAGATCGGTAGATACCGATAATGGTGGTAACCACCTGCGTAATGTCATAATGCAGACGTATCCGAATTACGTGAACTCGGTACTTGATCTGACCGATATATTAGACTCCGCTACGGCGATGAGTGTCCCGCCTATCTTGACATTGAGGTGTGGGCGTTCCGCTTATACCAATTATCCGAGGATATGGATTAACTGCGTGCATAAGGCTGGTTGGGGTTCCGCTTTCCGGGTCGAGTCCCGGTATTTTAATGACGATGGTGCCATGGAGAGAACTGTCATTAATGTCGGCTCCATGATGACACACGCGCAATTGGGGGCGTTAAGCTCTTCGCCCGAGCTATATCCTGTTTATTATGATAACAAAACAGGTTATTTATGTATGAAATACTAATTTAAAAAAATAATAGATATGAAATTGACATTGAAAGACAGGGTATTAATACTCAATAACGTGCTGCCGATGTACGACAATCGCAAAAATATCGGCTTGAAAATATCTATCTCCGGCAAGGTCCAGCTATTGGATTCGGAGCGGAAGGAAGTGGTTATGACCCCTGTTGGTAACGGGGAATACGAGATCTCATTCAAGACCGTGGACGCCATGACAGGGGTCAAGTCCTTTGATTTCACGGACGATGAGTTATGGTACCTGAAACAGCGGGTGGATTACCTTGATCGGCAGGGGATGTTCTCCGCCGAGACGATCGACTCTTATTCCAAGATACTCGACCAGCCTTTTTCCGGGGAGGAATACCAAGATAGATGGAATGAGCTAAAGGGAATAGATCCTATCGCTTAACGGGATATAAGCCTTTATCGGGGGCGGGCAAATAAAAGTCCCCGTATATATTAAAAGAAAACGAGTTATGGGAGTTGATTTGAATACGATATTGGCGATAATCGGTGCGATGGGCGGGATCGAGGGGATAAAATGGGGCATCCGTGCGTGGGCGAACCGTAAGACGAACGCCCGTATAGCGGACGCTCAAGCTGACGTGGAGGAGTTCAAGGCCCTGCGTGAGTATAACGAGTTCTTGCAAAAGCAGTTGTCTGAGAAGGAGGAACGGTTCGTTGAGCAGACCGGACGGCTCCGGCAGGTGCAGGACGAGCTTTTCACCTTAAAAGAGAGCTACTCGGACGTGAAGATAGAACTGGCTTTAAAGAGGTGCGAGAAAAAGAAATGCGGCGATCGTGAGCCGCAGAACGGTTATTAAGAAGGGAGGATAAGGAATGAGAAATAACAATTTACCCCGGGGATTACGTAACAACAACCCCGGGAACATCAGAAGGAATAGCGATGTCTTCCAAGGCGAGAAGACAAGCTCAGACAAAGAGTTCAAGCAATTTAAATCGATGGCATACGGGTATAGGGCGATCTTCAAGATCCTGTCTAACTATTACCGGAACTATAAGCTGGATACGATCCGCAAGATAATAGGAAGATGGGCGCCGGAAAACGAGAATAATACGAACGCTTACATTAAGGCCGTATCTGATTATGCCGGTATCCCTGCCGATGATCCGATCAACATCAACGATCGTGAGCAAATGATCCGGATTGTGGCCGGGATGAGCAAGGTGGAGAATGGGAGAGAGGCTGATATGTCGGACGTGATAGCCGGATGGAACTTGCTATGACATGCGTGTTGGCTTACATAATAACAAGCTAAGAGATCTTTGACGTGTTTGATTGCTGTTTTGCAAATTAACAATTGATCCTTTTGCAAATGTTTTTTTATTTGCTAATTTTGTATCGGTTGTATATCAAATACATGAAATAGTTTTATGCAAATGATGAAAAAAATGTATGCAAATGTGTAATCAAAAAATAATGATGCCTAGCGTTGGTTTTGATATGCCTATAACCGATCTTGTGCTTGAGCTTGAAAAGTTAAGGTACAAGATATTGGAGGGTACTACCCATCCATTAGTGTTTATGCAGATGAAAAGTATATTTCATATGCTTGAAAGTATTGGATCTTCTCGTATAGAGGGTAATAATACGACAATTATGGATTATGTCGAATCCACAAAAATAAACGATGGCAGTTTTTATCGGAATGAGCAGATCACGGAGATTTTGAATATCGAAAGAGCAACATCTTTTATTGAAAGCGTGATTGATGACACGCCCATTACGCTAAACTTTATCAGAGAGCTTCATTCTCTCACAGTAGATTCTCTTAGCGCAAGCAGGGAAGGTTGCTATACCAAAGGTGATTTCAGGGAGTGCAACGTAAGAATAGGAGGTTCGTCGCATACCCCTCCTGATTACTTGCAGGTGATTCCATTAATGCAAGAGCTTGTCGATTTTGTAAATGAGGAAACAAGACCTAAGTTCGATTTGATGAAAATATGTATAGCGCATCATCGTTTTGTATGGATACACCCATTTGAGAATGGAAACGGACGTGTTGTCAGGCTGTTCACCTATGCTCTTTTGTTGAAAAATGTATTTAAAAGCAAGCAAAGGATCATCAATCCAACAGCAGTGTTTTGTTCAGACCGGAATGAGTATTACAATTATTTATCATTGGCCGACACATATACGAATGAGGGATTGATAAAATGGTGCGAATACGTACTTCATGGGTTAAAAAACGAGATAGAAAAAATAGACAGATTGGTAGATTATGTTTATTTGAGAGATAACATCTTGCTTCCATCTATGTCCGATTCATTATCAAATAAATATATAACGGATATTGAGTATAATATATTAAGAGCGGCGATAACAAATGAGAGGCAAGAGATACAAGCCGCTGACGTGAAAGCTCTATTTCCGGGCAAATCTTCACCAGAGATATCGAGGTTGATACGATCTTTGGTAGATAAAAAGATGCTGGTCCCTGTTTCAGAGAGGGCTCGTAAATATGTTATATCATTCGGTAGCAACTATCTTTTAAGATCGGTCCTTAAATCGCTAGACAAAAATGGATTTTTACCATTGAATGATTAATTTCCATATGACATAAGTTTCTTCTTAATGGGCTAGTCAAAGGCGGCAATTCAACAATCTGGATCAGCCGCCTTTTTCGTATCCGGGCGGTATCTAAATACGGGCACGATCAAATTTTCATGATTATGAAACTTAGATACATTGTATTAATAATGATAGGTATCCTCACCCTGTCCGGGTGCCGGACCAAGATACAGCCTGTCGCTATCGAGAACCGTACTGACTCGATCTACATAGACAAGTTGGTACCTTACCCAATGCCAGCCGATAGCGCTTCCATACGTGCGTTGATGGAGTGTGATGAGAACGGCAAGGTTGTTCTCCGGTGGTTGGATATGGCGAACACGAAGAACGTGGAACTCATGTTCGCATTGGATAGTCTCGGTAACGTGATCGCCAATATGAGGGTTCCTAGGGATACGTTATATCTGCCTTCGAAAGAAATCTACGTGGATCGTAAGGTGGAGGTTCCGGTCTTTGTGGAAAAAGAGCTATCTCGTTGGGAGAAAATAAAGATTGAGGTAGGAGGGTGGGCGATAGGGATCTTATATGGATTCTTGATAGTTAGTATTGGTTATGTGATTGTTTGGTTGATAAAGAAACGTAGATGAACTTTAGGGTTAAAGATCTGTTGGAAGGGGGATTTACAGAATAGCTTGTTCTCTATTTGTAACGGATAGATCTACGTTTTTTAGATCAACATTCCGTAAATTTGTATTGAGTAAGACCGTTTTTTTAAGATTTGAATAATCAAGCTTTGAATATTGCAAGTTAGCATAACTAAGGTTTGCGAATGTAAGGTCTGATTGTGATAGATCTGATTGGTACATGTTGGCTTTGATTAATTTTGCTTTGGATAAGTTAGCCTTAAACAAGTCTGCTTTTGTTAGGTTTGCATTGGTTAGGTCTGCTTGACAGAAGATAGTCTCGATTAAATTTGCCTCAGATATATTCGCATTTTCCAACGTCGCTTTTAATAGATTTGCTTCAAACATTTCCGCCTTAAACAGTATGACCTTATATAAGTCAGCTTCTATCAATTTTGCCTGACTTAGTACTGCTCTAGATATGTCTGTGTAGTGTAAGTTCGCTCTAGACATATCTGTATTTATTAATAATGCGTTAGAAAGATTTGCCCTAGACAAATCTGCTTCTGACATATTTACTTCGGATAGATCTGCTTTAATTAGATTGGTATACGACAAATTTGCTCTGAATAAGTTTGCTCCAGTTAGTTTTATACCAGCTAGATATGCATTAGATAAGTCACCTTCTAAATCAGAAAAAAAATTATCGTCACTATTGAATAATAATAACATCAATGTTTGGATTTCATTTGATGGATTCAAATTAAATTCCTTTTTATAATCATTGATACTTGTAATTGATCTTATATGAGAACATAGAATGTTAAAAACAGTCTCTTTAAATTCATTGGGGTATTCTTTTGCTAGAAAAATAAGGTTGTATACTCCACCAGTTCTGGCAGATTCTTGGTTGCTTCCCAATAATTCCACACCTTTAGCAAATCTAGAATTACGCTCAGACTTGGCTTGTAGCTCTAGTTGCATATTTTGATATTCAATTTGTTTAGACTGTCCATCCAATTGTTTTTCTTGTTGTGAGATCCGTCTCTGATTTTGATATATATTATAAACGATGCCAAATACTCCAAAAATAGCAGTCCACATAGTGAAAAAGTCTTTTAAGCTAAGCCCAAAAGTATAAAGAGGAATGTTTGAACCAATAATGTCTCCGATTAGAATAAGGACAAAAGGTGCTAAAAACAATGAAAGGAGTATTGTTAGTGTTTGTTTTCTTATTTGAGATAATAATTGTGCCATGGTTGATATTCATATTGTTTGTGGACAAAAATACATAACGATTTTGGTGCTTCAAAAGTTTTGTACAACATTTTTGATAGTGTATTTAAATTGTATGCGTAATATCGTGGACTGATATAGTTCGATAATCAATCCACGATATGTTTATAATAGCAACCTCCCTTCCTTCTTATCCATCACCGCATTGAAAACACTTTTATAGGTCTCATACAATTCCTTCCGGCTTTCCGGCCCCGGCCAGTCGGCGAAAGACTCTCCGGCGAAGAATTTCCAAGCGAAGATCCGTTTGGCTTTTTCGGACAACCCTAACAGGTCGACCATATCCCGGATATCTTGCATACGTTCCCGGATATACTCGGTACGGTCAATACTATCATCGGGCTCATCAATAATGTTCAGTCTTCGCCAATCCACATTCTCATCTACCGGGATAGGCTTGTATTTATGCCGGTAGGGAGACGTGTCCGAGGTAACGTTCAGCTTTATCATTTGCAGGATATACCAGTCAAGTTCGGTATATTTACCTTGCTTGGCTTCCATAAGCCGGGAGAGGTGTTCCAGAGGCTTTTGAAGTAGCATACACATTACCTCGTTCAATACGTCAATAGCTTCACTACTCATTCCGGCAAGTGAGCAGTGATACTTAGCGTAATCCAGCCACCTGTCGTAACGTTTCTCAATATATTTATTCAATGCCTCACTTGCCATAGTTGTCTTTATTTGATATATTTGTTGCATGCTGTAATGGGGTGGCGCTGTGAGGCGCTGCCTTTTTATTTATTCTCTTTGTTAGTCTTTATCTCTCGCTATAAAAATGTTATCTTTAGCCTTCTTTTTTATTCTTAGCCCAATCGATAATGTATTCAATACCTGCGTTGAATCCTTTGCTGTAACCATCTTTATATTCATGATTTGATATTCCATGATAGTAAGCCGAGCCGAAGCACAAGGCGAAACCAATGGCTATCAATACCATCCCTGTTCCAAAGTATGGATAAACTAGGGATATATGGAATGGCTTGAACTGGATCGATATTCCAGACGTGAGAATGAATATTAGCGAGATCATTCCGATTATTAACAATGATATTTTAAGCATCTGAACCTCCTTTGTTTACATTGTGCGACATATTCTTTAATCTTGTTTGACTTTTATAATCCTTACATCCATAAGCGGCGAGATTAATGGCGTGCGTACCTATTCCTTGTCCGGAGAAGCATGGATAACGGATACATCTTACGCATTTCCTTCGTGGATATTTATTAGCGTCCTCCCGTTCTTTCAAGCGGTTGATTCCTATGTGTTCCTCTGCCATGGTTATTCCTCCTCCTCGGTCTCGTCGAATATCCGGGCCATCATATCGACGATGTTTGTTTGTATATTGTCCTCCGCGCCAAGCACGGCGTTGCTTATATGTTTTTTCTCCTCGATGATCCTGTAGAGCTTCTGGTCGATGGTCTTGCGGCCAAGCAGGTAATAGCAATTCACGGAGTCCTTTTGGCCGATACGATGTGCCCGGCTCTCGGCTTGGTCGCAATCTGCGTATGTCCACGGTAGCTCGATAAAAGCGACATTGCTTGACGCTGTCAACGTGATACCCGCCGCTGCGGCCTTGATGGAGCAGATGATGACGTCCGTCTTGGGATTCCGTTGGAAAGCGTCTATGGCCGCTTGCTTTTGTTGCATATCTTGCCGTCCGGTGACACACACCGCCGAGGGAAACGCCTGTAGGAGCCGGTCTACGATCTCATGCAGGTTACAGAAGAGGATGATCTTCTTTCCGTTCTCCCGAAAATCCTTCACGAAATCGATCACCTCTCTCAACTTACCCCGGGCCGTTATGTCCTTCAATATGCCTATTCGTACCATGACCTCGCCTTTCAGCGATTTTTGTACCTTCTCATCGTCGGCCTCCTTGTATCGTCTCAGATAATCCACCAAGTCACGCTCGGCGTCTTGGTATTCCTTGCGGTTGGTGATCTCGCAGGTCACGATCTGCCGTACCTTGTCGGGTAATTGAGTCAGTACCTTGGATTTTTCCCTCCGGAAGAAACAATGCTTCCAGAGCATGAAATTGAGCTCTTTCAAGTTCGAGGCCCCGTGCGGCCCGGAGCAATAGCGGCTCGTGAAATATTTCCAGCCTCCGAGATCGTTCATCCGGTTCATGATAGCGAGTTGGCATATAAGGTCGTTGGGCTTGTTTACGACAGGGGTACCGGTCAACAGGATGATCCACTCTTTCCCGGCGGTGATACCTTTGCAAAACTTGCTTTGTTGGGTAGCCGTTGATTTTACCTTATGGGATTCGTCAATGATCACGCTCTTGAACAACTTGATCGTATTATGGAACTCTACGTCTTTCAGCGTCCATTTCTCCGATTTGTTGATTCGGCGTACGAAATACTTCCGTAGGCTCTCGTAGTTCACGATGAACACATGGTTCATGCCCGTTTGCCAGAAGAATGGCCATGAGGTTCGTACCGAATCGGTCAATAACATGGCTTTCTTGTCCGTGAACTTGTGCCATTCACGTTGCCAGTTGATCTTGACCGTATTGGGGCAGATAACGAGACAGGGGAAAGCGCCGGCCTTGTTGATTGTGGCGATACTCTCAAGTGTATTGTGCGTTACAATATAATTATTTGTCAGATACAAATGATCCGGAGCGGTTACGCTTATACATACGGAATCTTCCTCTCTAATATATTCGATAGACGAGATATACCGTGAACAATAGTTTGTTTTTTTGATGTCCCATTCGGCAGCTTTCCGTTCAAGGTAGAATGGGCAAACCTTGATCCTCACGTTTACTTGAAATTCCACGCCTTTACCCTCGTTTTGCCTATCGTATCTGCGTATGATCGCCTGTCCTCCTAGGGAACGTACCAAAAGGGCAATGTCACGCGCCATGCCATAGGAAAGGGTGCTGTAGGTGATCCTGTTTCTCTTTCCTGATCCATCCGTATCCATCAAACCGCGTAAGAGGTTGATGCGTTGCTCTACCGATCCGTGCATGTATTCGTATGGTATGAATTTCTCTACACTCGGTTTGTCAGCTTTGAGTCGTTTGATTTCTTGGTAAAATCGATTTTTGTGGACTGTCGGATTCTTTGTGATGTTGTATCGCGGGCATGTGGCGTAATCGTCCCGTACTAACAGCATGTCGCTGGGTAAGAGTTTTCTTACCCTGTCGGCAATAGCCGCATCCATGTCCGGTGTAGAGAAAGATAGGCGCCCGTTGCCATTGCAAAGGTGGCCGTCTCCCAAAAGTACTCCCATGATGTAAGGATGAATGATGTATAATCTCTCCTTGTACTTCACAGGTTCACACATTGGGATTTCCCATTTCCGTCTTGTATGGTTATGGCCAAAACCTTTTAGGTTGTAGGTCACGCCGGAATCCATGATCTCCTGTGTTGTCTTGGTGATCCATCCTTTCCCCTTTCTTCTACGGTTGGCATCCCGGACACACCATAGATGCTCTGGGCCGCATTCACAGGATACGCCATCAGAGAACGTCACTTTGAACACGCGGCGTTCTTTTTGCGGGTACACGCCACTTACGGTATATACATTTCCGTCCCTGCCGAATATTTCGTCCCCAATTTGTAACTCTCCAATCCTCCTAAAACTGTTTGGAGTAGCCACGTAACTACTGACTGGTTGTTGTTTGCCAAGTCCCATGTCGTCCCCATTGATAAACCGTTTTAGTTGTAAGCCTCGTGCGATTCCTTGCAGTTGATAGGGGTAAGGTTGTATCTTTAGGCCATGATCCTCGTCCAACTCGGGCATGTCCGGTATTTGATAGGCTATGTCCTCGTCGTTCTTAGACTCGTTCCCTCCCCAGTTGACGGGTTCGAAGTGTCTCACGTAATAGGTGAGCTGGTCTAGCTCCGCCTTGCACTTATTGTTGGCCGGGATCATCCACGCTCCGGTAGACTTGTCCCACCAGCGGACGCTGACGGCTGTCTTTAGCTTGTCAACGACCTGCTGGCGGTACCTGTCAAACCTTACCGCATAGCATTGTCCCTTTTCCGTGTTTTGTAAAGTGATTTGCATAACGGTTGTTTTTATTATTGGTTAGGCGAACTCGTCGAAGGCTTTCACCTCCTCGGCGATCTCCTTGATCTGCTCTTTTTTCTTCCGTCCCCGTTTCTTAGGCTTCTCTTCCTTCTCGCCCGTGATATCCGATTCCTCCGGGGTATCGAAATCGAAGGATTCTTGCTTGATGCCATATTTACCTTCGAACAGATAAGCGTCCACCTCGTAGCTACATCTACCGATGGCCTCTTTCAACTCGGCTCCGTAAAGGTACCCGTCGCCAGACTCGTCCTCGTATTTGGTGAATGGGACGGAGAGGTTAAGGATCTGCCCGCTCTTCAGGAGTTTTTGCGCTTGGATTGATACGCCGGCTGATTCATCATTACCGCCTTTGCTGTATCCGGTGACGATGATATTCTTTAGCTTCTCGTTCAAGTCATTGTCGGAGGGATTGGCGACATTGACCAATGTAGCCTCGTGCATCTCACAGATTTTCACTACGTGTGGCTTAAGCCGGTTCAACGCATACAGTAGATCGGGGTGGATAAACTGCTCCGATTCCTTTAGGATGTTGTTCTTGTAGTTTGCTTCCACGAACTTTTCCGTGTACTCCGCCGTGAGCTGGTTGTTCTTGATCTTCACTTTCTGGATCTCGTACACGGGTTGCTCTTTTACTAATTCTTCCATGCTCTTTTAAAATTTAGGATTGTTATAACTCTGAGGCGCTAAGGCCATTTCAGCTTTCGCCTTGCTAATTATCGTGCGACACCATTCTAATTGGTGGGTCGCAGTCCGGTTCAATCTATCACACCAGTCGACTAGGTATTGCTCATCCTTGCACAGGCTGTCGATGATAGCGTTTACGGCCTTTGAGGTCGCTCCGGCCCGTGAAGCGGTTTCCCGTAATGTGTCGAATACTTCCGATTTCTTTTTCCCGTTCAGGTGATATTTAGCGTCCGCTAACAGCTTCCCGGTTCGGGCGATATAGACGGCAAGGTCGTTTCCACGTAGGACAGCTTCTTGTACGTCTTCGCTCATTGTGATATTCAGGAAGGCATCTATGGCGGCCAGTTCCTTGGATATCTTGTCTGTCGGTGTGATATTGAGATTCATGATTTTTATTTTAAGATATAATCGTTGCCACAGTTGCCGCAATGATATACGTTGAATGTATCTCCCGTATGCGTCTGTAATTTCTTTACGAGTACGGAAGCTCCGCATATAGGGCATTTCTTTGCCAGCCTGTACTTTAGCCAGCCGATTAGGATTAAAATTAGATTCTTCATACTATTAGCTTATTAGCATCCACCACCGGAAGGCTAGCTCTTCGTACTTTTCTTTGCCACGTTTATATAAAGTGTCATCTTTTTTTATAGTGGCTTTGAAAATTTGTTGATTCTTTTTGCTTATTGCAACAATAAAATCTTGTTTACTTCCAGCAATGTCCATATACCAAGCTCTTGAGCGATCCCAGTCGAAAAAATCTATGGCTTCATTAAATTGTTTTTGAGAAGAAGCAAAAGTTGTTTTTAAATCTCCTCCAAACCCCATTGCTGAAAACCAGAAATCCCATTTGCAACGAGTGTCAAGTGTGTATTCAAAATTGCCGTATTGGAATTTTTGATTTTTGTTTACCATAAATTTCTGTTTATCGGATTGTTCCAATGCATACTTAATGAGCGGATCGTGTCGGGCTTCCATACGGAGTGACTTGATCATGGCTTGTGCCAGTTCCCAATCTTCGCCGGAATACAATACGTCATCTACCGTATGTTTGTCATATCTTACCCGTTCGGGTTCTGTCAGCATCGCATCCACCAGACTCCCGAACTTGAACGCCTTCTCCTTATCCCCGTATTGCGTACGGGGATAGAGGAGGTTCTTTAGTTCTGTCAGGTCTGAGTTGCTGACCTCAGACCGTTGGTAATACGTATCTTGCATCTTCTTCCTTGAGTTTTAAGTATTCAATGACTGCGAAGTCAAATTCAAAATCGTAAGTGTTATCCATCAGCCACCGGAACCATTTGCGGCCCTCTTCCGTATCGAGGATCTTTTTTAGGTTACTCGGTGTACGCCTGTATTTCCCGAAGTTTATCCATGAGGACAGATATAGCTTTCTCATATCACTTGGCCGTTATATCATCGACATATTTCACGAATGCGGACTGGATTCGCTCACCGTCCTTATTGGCTGTTTTCTCGCAATAGGAGATCATCTTCTTATGGATCTTCTCAAGATCCTCCATGCTCATGTTGATACCCTCACGCATGAACCACATCTGGTATACCTGCATGAATCCTTGTGGATTGGTGACTTGGATCTTTTTCTTGATCTTCGCCTTGGTAGGGGTAGGAGACATACTGGCGGCACTGAAATCGAAGGCTGCCTGTACTTCCGCGGTGGCTTTCTCTGCCTCCGCCTTGGCTCTTGCTTCCTCTTCCTTGCGCTTGCGTTCCAGTTCGGCCTTTTGACGTTCTTCCGCCTCTTTCCGTTTGCGCTCCTCCTCCAGCCGTGCCGCCTCGATTGCGTTGGTCTTGCGAATTTCCTCTTGCTCCTCCAGTTGTTTCCGGAGGGATGGGAGGCGGTCGACCAAGGATTGTTTCAGTCCCTCGATCTCGAAAGCGTATCGGTCGGAATATTCTTTTTTCTTTAGGATGGCTATCTCGTTCTTGATCGCTTTGCGGGTCTCACCGTCCATATAGAATGTCTGTTTGTTATCCACGACGTTTTTCACGAAATCCGTCCATGAGAAACCGGTGCTTGTTTGCGTGATCTGCCGGCATACGTCCCCATACGTGGCTAGGGAGGCACGATTGAAAATCCCGTTCAAGGCGTTGATATGCTTCTCGACGTAGGCGGCGTACGTGGTATCAAGCAAGACCGTTATGTCGGCCCGGTATTGGGCTTTCTCGTTCTCCGCCAATTGTCTTTGCCGGGCCTCTTCCTCACGGCGTTTTTGCTCTTCCAACTTCTTGGCGGCGTATTTGTTACGCTCCATCTGTAGCAGATAAGGGATGGTTCCCTTGGATTTGGCGTCTATGGAACCCTCTAGTGTCGTGAAACGTTTGGATATGGCCGTTAGCATTTGGGTTAACGGCTTCCGGCGGTTGTTCATGTTCTCTACGGTCTTCTTTGACTTCGCAAGGTATTCTTGTACCGCAGTGTCGATCTCGTCCGTGCCGATACCTCCATTTCCCTCAATCGTGTCCAAGAGGGTTTTCCCTGCGTTCGTGCAAGCTGAGACCGACGCCTCATTACGGGCGAGAATATCCGGGGCTGTCTGTAAGATGCTAATGACCTCGTTAGCCTTGAAAGGTAAATTGTTATTCTGTGTATCCATGTCGATAAAATTTTGAATGTTGATATTGAACTCTTAAAATCCGGCTTCTTCATCTTCTTGTGATATTTGGGCTGTTATACCAGATACGGGAACCGGTTCCGCTTGCGGTTGCTCTCCGAATCCTTGTAAAGGATTTTCCGATTGGGGCTGGAGGGCTTGCGGTTGCTGTCCGGCTTGATTGGGCTGGATAACGGTTGTTTCTTCCAGTCCGTAGTCGATCTCTTGCGGTTCCTCCTGTGTCTCGAATGAGGAGAACTGTCCCGTGCGTACCTTGGGATATCCGTCGAAAGCGTGCTTGATAAGCTTGCTTTCCAAGAATCCCGGATCAATACCTCCTTCGCTAGAGGTATAAAGGGCATTGGCCTTCCCTTCTTTCTGCCGGGTTTGCGGGTTCCATTTCTGGTTGTTCTTAAAGCTGTACGCTTCCAATCGCTTGATATCGCCTTCCATCATCCAGTGCCAGTCCACGGTACCGTCGGAGCGTACGATACGTAAGAAACCACCTATCACCTTGTTGGACTTTCGGGGGCATGCCGCTTGGTAGGTCACGGTCTTTACGCCGTCGATCAATCCGGGGGAGAAGGTATCGCCCTCATAGCAAACCACGGGATTATCCACGTAACGGACTTGTCCGGCACGTTGCCGCATGACTAACTCGCCATATCCGGTGATGGAGAGATAAGCACGTAGTTCGTAGATATCGCTACCGTTGTTATCCTTATAACCGGTCTTCGTGCTACGGGGAAGAATATAACAGTGCGGCCGTCCTGTTGGGTCAAGTGACAGGCCGTTGACCGCTATATCCAAAAAGCATCCATAGAGGGATAACGGTGTGCATCTTTGCAGTTCCGGCTTGTCTTGTAATATCTTCCGGAAGTTGAATTTCTCTTTCTCGTAGATTTGCGCTCCTTGGGCGGTACCCCAGATCGCATTATACATTTGGATGAACTTTTGTTCTACCCTGTTATCTTCCGCTATCATGAGCGGGTTTAGCTGATTCAACTCAGCTACTTTGATCTGAATTAGATTCGACATGATGTTATGTTTTTAAATGTTAGTTACCAATGTTTAGCTATCATGTAAGCCATTGCCGCACATCCGGACGTCGTGATGATATGCAGAAAATGTCCTAGGCAAATAGCCACGATTCCAAGTATGGCGAGCGTTCCGAAAAGGATGTAAAATCCCCACCTCACCGCTTGGGCGAGTTTCCAGTAATCTGTTTTCATACGTCAATGATTTATTAGCAATGCGGTTTACCGTCCGTGAAATAGCGAGTTGGATGGGTATCGTAAACTTCCTTTTGCAACGCCTTGCCAAGGTGCCTTGCTATGTTAATGATTCATTTAATAGTCGTATGGATCCATGGCGCACTTATACAGGTTTTCCAGCCTGTACTCGATTTTGCCCGGTCGCTTGTAACGTTGTAGCCTACCTTCCGAGACCCATCTTTCCACGTTCTGCCTCCCGAAACGGAGGTGCGCTTCCTTTTGCCCGATAAATTCCCGGATACCCGCTTGCATCCTTGTGATTTGCCAAGCAAGGTATTCGATCTCGATCTTTCGTAAAGAAGGTATGCTTTGATAGGTGTTTTCGGTTGGCATGATTATTCGCCCTTAAATAGATTCTTTTCGTTCGCATATCGCATGAACTCCGCCATGGAGTGTATCGAGAGTTTCCGAAAAACGTTCTTCCGGTGGTTCTTTACGGTGTGGGACGAGATGAAAAGCGTTTCCGCGATCTCTTCGTCTTTCTTTCCATAGTAGCAAAGCTCCATCACCCGAAGCTGGCTGTCTGATAATGTGCTGTTGAACTTCGGTTCACAGATTTTCTTAAACCCGTCACATTCTCCTCGTAGAGGGCAGCCGACAAACTCGAATTTGAAATTCCAGTTCTCATCCACGTCTATCATGTTATCGTACAGCCCGAAGTTGCATTTGATAAACCTACGTACAGCCAAGAAATCCCGGTAGCATTTATTCCCGTCGTAGCGGGCGTAATACTTGCGGAGTGCCGCATAAGCCTCCGGATAGAACTCTTCCAAAATCTCAAGGAAACTTTGAATGAAATCCGTATCGGACTCTTTCAGTTGGCGTTCCGGCTGTCCCTGCTCTTTGATAGTTACTTCGCCGGAGGGGGTGGTATAGAATTCTATTGCGCGCATACCTTATCCTCCTTTGGGAATAATTCACTGGCAGGAATGCCAAGTTCTCTTTCTATCACTTCTTGGGCTAACGCATCCGGTTGGTAGACTCCCGCTACCCAACATCTGACAGCCGATTCAGATCGTTTGGTAATGGTGGCTATCTTTTGGATGAAAGCCTTCTTAGGCGGCGTGTTGTCCATGGAGAAGTAGATCTCTCTGAACGAACGAGCGCCAGTCTCATGACCTTGTAGGTTTAATTTTTCCATTTTTGCCTCCTTACATTATTATATATGTTCTAATTTCTTTACCTTTGACAGTGTATTAATGATTACAGGTGCAAATATAAAACATGTTTGATTTATTTCAAATAAAAAATCAAACATTTTTGTGTTTAAATCAAACTTTTTTTATTATGTTAGAGTTGCCTCCTATAAATCAAAGGATTAAAGATCTTATAAATGAAGAAGCAAATGGCAATAAAACTGCTTTTGCTAAGATGTTGGGTTATTCTAGTTCTCAGAAAATCAATAGATTGTTTATCGTTGATGAACGGAATAATAAATATCCTACCCCTTCTTCTACTATATTGTCTGATATATCAAACAAGTTTGATGTTGATCCGAGCTGGTTGATGACAGGAGAAGGGAATAAAAAGAAAGTTGTAGAAGCTATACCTATAGATGTAAACTGTATTTTAAATGTGCCTCTTGTGAATCAATATGCTTATGCTGGTTATCTGTGTGGCTATGCGGATGCCGAATATATAGAAACTTTACCTACAATTCCTTTTATTGTTGATCATGAAGCTCATGGCCATTATATAGCTTTTGAAGTTAGAGGGGATAGTATGAACGATGGAACGGAAGAAAGTTATTTAGAAGGTGATCGTCTATTGTGTCGTGAGATTAAGCGTGAACTGTGGATTGATTCAAAATTGCATATTCGAAAATGGGATTTTGTCATTGTTCATAAAGAAGGCGTGCTTATAAAAAGGATAGTGGAACATAATGTAGAGAATGGAACTATAACTGTGCATTCTTTAAACCCGATATATTCAGATAAGGTAATTTCTTTAGCCGAAGTATACCAGATATTTAATGTTATTGAGTTCTTGAGGCCGAGAAGAAGGTAAGTTATGTATAAGAATCAGTTTAAAACTAAGTATTGATATGGAAGACTATATGTACATAGCCGCTGTTGTTGGATTTGTTTTTGGCGTTTTGCAGATAATCCTTTTTATCAAGCTGTGGATAATGACAAACGATATTCGTAAGATTAGAAACAAATATCTCAGTGAGGATAATGGAAGCGTCAAATTTGAAATAACGGATCAGGTAAAGATTACAGATAATACCTCAATACGAATTGTAAGCGTATTATTCACGATAGCTTCATTGTTGGGAGCTTATTACGTGCCAATGTTGATTGGTATAGCGATTGTCGTGATTGATGTAGTATTATTGATCTATGCTTTTACAAGGAAGTAATAATTGAAAATTTTTAATTATGGAACTAAAGGATTTTGTGAAAGAGACATTAATGCAGATAACAGAAATAGGGTAATAGTGATAAATACGATAATATATGGCAAAGGTAAAGATAAATAACAACATAAAATCCAATTATGACACATATAAAGTGCTCGTAGAAGGAGGCAAAACCATTCTTGTCTCACCTATTGTAGTAGACCAGACAAAGAGCAATCACAAAACAATCAAGGAAAAGGTCGTACAGGCAAAACATGAGTCACTGGAAAAGGATCTTGAATTTGTTGTACAAATAAAGGCGGACGACCCGACTGACTTTAAGTTCAAACTCAAATGTCCGGCATTCGACAACAGCTACTTTTTCAGATATGACTCAGCGGGCGCATGTCATCGCAATTCAGGCCTTGATGTCCCCATTGACCAGCAGCGAGTGCCTACACCGCATTTTCACAAATTTATGCAGACGGGCGAAGAAATTGCATACAAAACGGAAGTTTTGAAAGACCAAAAGCAAGCGGAAGTGCTGGAAGATGTATCTTTGTGCATCGCTCATTTTTGCACGGAGTCAAACACGAAGGGCAATAGCGCAGATACACCCGAAATAGAAGTGCAGTCACCTGGAACTCTGCCTTTTGTTTACGAAAGCGATATCGATCCTTTGAGTGGTATAAACTTTTAATTGACATGAAATTGAAATGGATACAAGTATTTTAAATAATATCGTGGAAGTACACAGTCGGCTCTGGAATTTCAAGCAAAGAGGGGAAACAGTCGAAATTATCACACCTTGCTTCACGACAAGCGACAGTTTCGTTTCCGTCTTTCTTACACAGAGAGGCGATGAGTTTGTCGTAACAGACGGAGGGTGGATTTCCGAAAAGTATTACAACGACTTGATTGATTTGGAAGACAACCATTTCAACAGATTGTACGAATATTATCTGACGCAATACAACATATCTACCATCGAGGCAAAGGAAAGACTATTCTATTATAAAAAGACAACTAACTGGGCGATGATACCCAATTTGGTTTATGAGGTCGCTAATTTCATATCTGCAATCGTAAGTTCCTCTTTCATCCAGTTTGAATCAAAGAAAGAGGCTGACGCAATCAGAAGATTCCGAAAACATGCGGACAGCTTTATTGCCTCTTTTAAAAGCAAGGAGCAGGTCGATTTTGGTAAGTCCATTCATGAAAGGTACAGCAGGGTCAAGTTTAATGCCGTAATCAAGAATAACAATAGGCTGTCTTTGGTCAATTACATAACCGGTTCAACTGATTACAATTTTATCAACAGTATCGGTAAAACCAATATGAACTTTGAAATCATCGAGAAATCAGGAATGACGGATTTTATTGACAAAAAGATAGCCCTGGTAAACGACATGGCATCCGGTTATAAAATGGACAAAATAGCCCCTTATCTGGAGTTCATGAGTGGGAAATCCCAACTGGAAATCGTCCTATGGAGCGACAAGAACAGGATAATGAAGCTTGTATAGTATGCCTCAAATAGTAGCTTTGATGGGAAAATAAGAAAATGCAACATGTCCGGAATCACATTAAAAATCGACAAGGGCAAGTCTTCCGCTTTCTCCGAGATTATGGGATTGCTCCAGTCTTTTCCGGGATTAAAGGAATGCAAGAAGCATTATTCGGTAAAGCTGACTGAAGAGGATATTTTCCGGTTCCGGAATGAGCTGGAGCGGATCATGCAACTCTTGCCTCATTTGAGCGAAAAGGAGTGGTTCGATATTCCTGCTTACGGGACGGATGAATGGGCTAACTGGATGATAGACCTGCATCAAAAAAGACGACTATAAATGTCGTTTTTACTATGTATTTACAGTATCTGTTGTAACAGATTGATAATCAGATTGTATTATCCGCACTCGAAATGCGGTGAGCGGGTAACCGCTCCCTGGGTTCGAATCCCAGTCTTTCCGCTTGATAACTATGACTTATCCACGCAGAATACTAAATGA